AGGGTTTTCCCTAGTCCAAAAACCTCCCGAGAAAATCCACCATTGACCGTCATCATCAAACCAAGGGAAAATCTGATTGTTAACAGCCGGAGCAGATGCGCCGGTATTGAAGAAACTGTTTCCAACGGTTGAATTGAAGGTGGCCTGCGTTCCATTGATTATGTCCAGTGCCAGATTCTGGTAACTGGCAGGACAATACCCCAAAGGCAATGTTGGAGCCGTAAGCGTAATTAAATTTAAATTTGGCATAATTTAGCTGTCAGTAATGACAATATCAAAAGTTACAAGAGAAGGGTTTATCGCATACTGAGTTTGGACAGCAAAAGCAATTGCACCCAAAGTAACTGTTCTGAAGTTGCTTCCGCAAGGGTCTAGAGTGCAATTGCAATTTGTTCTTGTTCCATAAGAAACAATAGTTTGATCTCCATCGTAAGTGCCTGCTAGAATTGCTGCCAGCATTACAGCATTCATTGCACTGACTCCAAGTTGATAATAATGGCCTTGAATGTCAGTTTCGTTTTGGGTGTAACTTCCTCCAGCCCCGATTGCCGGTCCATCTGCACATGTCCCAATCGGAACAGGAGATGAAGGATCGTACCAAGGCCCAGAAAACCAATCGATTGATGAATTTATGCAAGTCGATTGATTCCAAAGTTGGTAATTTAGAAAGAAAGTATAGCAGGGCTGCGAAGGTGGAGGTACTGGAGTTGTAATTACCGTAACAACCGATGGAGTTGACGTTACTGTTCCGCTGTCGTTTATTGCTGTAACATCGTAAGATCCATTGTTTCCAACTACAGCGTTTGGAATTATAAGATTTGAATTGTTTTCGCCAATAATGTTTACCGTATTTTTACGCCATTGAAGCTCTGGGGTTGGCTCGCCAGATACAACGACCGCTAAAGAAATCGTGTCAAACTCGGAAACCACAAGTGGGGTCACAGGGTTAACTTGGATTACTGGAGCGGAAGTGGGTTCGTTTTGTACTGGTCCATCGTTACCGTAAACGGGTTCCGACCATCCATCTACGCCATTGATTGAGCAGACCTCTCCGATTCCGAACCCGACATCAATTCCCTCGCTCTTGTATGTCAGCGGATTTATTGGGCAAACATCTAATCCTTGGCAGTTAGTGTTATCATTCCGGCACTCGCCAACGGTAGGTTCTTGGACATCGTAAGCATGAAGCCGAAGACTTTTTAGCCTGCAATACCCGTCGATTTCAATCCTCGTTTGAACCTCAAATAAGTTTCGATAAGGCGTATTTAAGACAGCATCACAATCATCTCTAGGCGTTGGAAGCCTTAGTTTGCTGCGATACTGAGGCTGAAAATTGGTCAATGGGATGCAAGGCAACGCATCGCCGCAAGTGTTCATCTTGGCGCAATCAGTCCATCCGATACCATTCTGATTGCATGTCCATTGAATCCAACCGGGGTACATATCCGGTCGATACAGTACGTTCAGCCCAATATCCCCAATCATGGTGTCGATAAAGAGATCACCGGAATCAAGTTGTTTCAGCCCAAAAGGAACCTCGAAATTGTAAGACTTGGTTTCAATGGCCCACTGGATCTTCCTTGCTCCCGTCAACGAGCTAACGTCGTTCTTTGAGTTCTTTGTAAGCTCCCAAATACCGATCTCAAGACTCGCGTTCCTAGTGATTAAAAAGCACCTGTCTTGATACGAATTCTCTGTCTTTAAAACCTGCAAGATATCGAGACCAGTCCAAATACCTTCCCATGCAGGAGGCAATTTTTGCCGCATCGAACTAACCAGATCAAAGTCCAGAATAGCCAGAGCCTTGTGAATGATGCCCGATGCCCGATATTGAGGCTGGCAGGTCATTATCATCCGATTATCGAATGTGACAGCACTTCCCGCCCACAGAAGATCCGTCTGATCGTTCTCAACAACACTCATCATCTCACTTGAGATGGGCGTATTACCCCAAGTACCGAAGTCCCTGCGAGCGATTATGAATGATCGGATGCCATCAACGGCGCGGTAAAAAACATCTCCATTGATCGTAATGGCTGACCTGCTTGCAAGTGCGCCATTGGTGACCAAGCTGATTGCTTGAATGGGGTAATTAACTTCCTTCCAAACATTTCTATTAACCGGAGCATTGATACTGAAAACGTATTTTGGCGTAAAGACGAGCAGCGGACCTTGACCGAGCGCGGTGTCCAAATTGCCAGGAACCGCCATTGCCGTTATGCCACCGGAATCCGATGGAACCGAGAAGTCACCACCCTCATTGAGGAAGGTGTTTTCAGTTTCCTTAAGAACACTTGCACGGGTTCCATCTCCATAAACGATATCGGTAGCTCGAAATGAGAAGCCATTTTGCAAAGCATACCAAATCCGTCCGTTAACGTAGGCCATAACCTTGCCTGTCTTGATCTCGTCAACTGCTGCTCTACGAAGGTTAGCCCCATCAAAAATCAAAGGTCGGCTCCAACCATCTTGAATTACAACGAAGTTCTCAGCTTGAACCATCCATCCATCCAGACGGTTGCTTGAGTTCTCTAACGCAGGAGTATTGCTGAGAAGCTGAATTGAGTTCTGAAGAAGATCGTACAGCCAAACCTTACCCGAAATCAGCAGAACGATAAAATTTCTGTTATCGTCCGAAATGTAAGGAAGCGCACACTGAAAGATGCCGGTTGGATTTGGGGCTGGGATGCAAGAATTCGTATACCCATCCGCAGTTACGGTCGTATTGTCCGCTGTAAAAAGAATGCTATCAGCGGTGAGTTGAGCGCAAGCCGCGTAATCCTTTTCAACGTAACCCGGCCTTGGGGAGACGAAGCCCTGACGAAACGTAGAATTTACGGCAAAAGAAACCTGATTTTTAGAAATCAAACTTGCAGTTCTGCCCATGTCAACTCCAGCTTCAAAGCTGAGTGAGCCATCTGTGTATCGATTTGGGGCGCGTTCACTCATGGATCAAAGCGGAGCAATTCTTTGAACTGAAAATGTAGATCCAATCCCAATCCCAACATCACCCGTAAATGTAATCATTACTTCATAAAAATCCGTGTTAGCTGAATTAGATACATCAATGCAATCAAATACAATTGGAGACGGCCCTGTGATTGAAGGTCTTGGAAGAATAAATAATAAAGACTGAACAAATACTGTACCATTTTTATTAAAACTTACTATGGCTGTAGAATCTAAAACACCTGAAGAAGGTCCAGAGGCATTTAGAACCATTGTAAATCGATAGTATCCTGTTGATTTAGTAGTGTATCTTGAATTACCAGCAGTCCATCCTCCAGAAGTGTCAATGTTGGCTGTTAAAGATCCTTGGAAAGCGTTTTGAGGTGATCCTGCTATCAAATAAAGTGCTGAAGGCCGACGTAATGTAAAAGTTTCATAGGTGTTCGAGGTAGAACTTGCGGCTATGCTTATCGATCCTGCTCCATTTGTGATAGTAATGCCGCTCCCTGCGGTCACATTAGCTACGCTGTAACCAGTCCCATTCCCGATCAGCAACTGTCCGTTTGTCGGGATGGATGATAGGTTGGTCCCGCCTTTTGCCACTGGAAGAACTCCAGTCAGATCTGCAATGGGCAGAGTCTGGACGGTCGTTACAACGCCAGATCCTCCTGATCCAGCGGTCTTCATGTAACCCGCAGTCAGAGCGTCTAAGGCTGTCTCATTGGTAAGCGTACCATCTGGTGTCCGGCAAATGTAACTTGCGGCACTGCCAGCACCACCGGATGCACCTGTTGCACCAATTGACCCCGGCGAACCTGCTAAGGTCATCAAAACACCCAACCCAACCACAGTGCCTGGAACAGAATTGGCAACACCCAAGATTCCCGAAGAAGGGTTCTTGAGCGTGACCGTTAGTGTTGCAATTGAAATAACCTGAAAGTATCCTCCGCCAACAACGGTAACGAAAAAAAGTCCAGCAGCGGATGTTGGAAGGAAAGATACGCTAACTACGGGAACGGCTACGGTTCCACCGATTGCGGGAACAATGAATGAAGCGGTGGTAGTGGTGAATACGTTGACACCATTCGTGCCATTTGTTCCATTGGAACCGGATGGACCCTGTGGACCGGGAACATTGACCACAAGCGGAACAGTGTCGCATGGTTGGCAACAGCCCGATGAAGAAACGAGTTGCGACGGCATATTTTTTCCTTTGCCAGATCGTCAAGTCCGCAGAGAACTAATGCAAGATTAAACTATGTCAGAACAAGTGTCCGAGCGTCCATTGATAGATCACAAGTACGGTATACGGTCCCCAGTTAAAATTCCAGACTTGGAGCTGGAACTCTACGCCTTCCGAAATCGGTTCCAACCGAATGAAGGTGGGCTAGGTACTTTCGATCATTTTCGCAACGTCACAAAATTGATGTGGCCCAAGATGAGTTGGAATCCTTGGCTGGAAGATCAGATAGAAAGCCTATGCGATCACGATTACGTTGGATGGGCCGGATGCGGGGCAAGTGGAAAGACTTTTAGTGCTACCCTCTTTGCCACTGTTTGGTGGTTAGCGAACCCATCTAAAACCACCGTTGTTCTCACATCTACAACGGCGAAGATGATCCGGAAGCGTATGTGGGCCAATCTTCAAGACTTGGTTCGCAAATCCCGAGGGTTTCCCGGCAACATGGTTGATTCTAAGATGAGTCTTCAGGCGGTTAA